CCAGAGGAAAACTGAATAACCGTGGTGGTGTTACCTGAGCCACCTGTAAACGCCTTATAGGCACCACTGATGGTTATTCGTGTTGACGTGCTGGTAATTGTTGCCATCTACTGTCTCTATGAATTGTCGTAGTTCCGCTCTAAAGGAGCAACGAGTGAGATATTCTGACCTGTGGCGCGAGTAAGCGTGGCCGTAGCTGAAACATATTGCGCTGTATCAAGACCGATTGCAACAACAGTAACCGCCGCATCCGTTCCCGCTGTGCGCCCGCCTTGTGTGTTTCCATCATAGTCAAAGTCAAATGCTATAGATGCAGCGCCACCAATAGAACCGCTGATGTCTGCACTTGAATTGTCATCGACCAAAATTGCTGAACCCGTACCAAACCCACTTGTAAAAAACATGCGATAAATTGCACTTGAATCATTAACTAAGTTCCCATTAAAACTTAATGTGCCAGTAGCTAAAAATGGGAATGTTCGTTCTGTTCCACCTGTGTCGGTAAAGACTAAGTTGTTTCGATCACTGCCTTGATAATCATCAATTGCAACGCCTGTTGTTGTTTTAAGTGTGTCGCCTTGAAAACTCATAAGACTATCAGCCAATTGACCAACTTGAGTGCCTGCGCCATCATCAATATCAGATGCTTGTCGAAGGCTATATTGAACAAACTCATAAATCTGTTGTGTTGTGCCGCTATTGCCATCAACCACAATATCAAAGTTATAGCTAACGCCGCCAATTGTTCGCGTCACCGCGCCATAGGTAATTGACATGCCCGTGTAAGGCGCGCTTGATGCAATTGTAACATCAGATGCAGAAATTTTACTGTCGGCAGCTTCTGCAAGCGGGAAACGGTTAGCAATGTAGTTAAGAGCCGTTAGACCAATGCTCGTTGATGTAGCTGATCCATATGTCTTGCCTTGCGCACGAATATAAACCGTTAATGTGTCGGAACGTTTGTCAAAGTTACCATTACTGGAATCACCAAACGTTTGAATCGCCTGGTTAATTGTACCAGCAAAATCAAAATCAGTTTTAGCAGTGTCCGTTGAAAACGCATAGTAACCCGTGTCAGCGCCATCAATATTACCAAGTGAGATAATACCCATGTATTCACGCTCAATAACGTCAGCCGCTGTAATTTCACGCCAACCACAAGAACGCAACAAATTCCGCGTTGTATCACTAGCCGGAACCCAATCTTCAATAAATTCAAATTGTTCTGGCGTAATTGAAACCATAGGAAACGGATATGGAATTAACGTAGCATCATTTTTCCACTCTTCTTTTAAGAATGAATAAAGAGCTTGGCCCGTAACACCATCGTCTGACAAGTTGCCGGCAACCGAAAGCGCAATTGTTTTAGCGGATGTATCAATCGTTATTTCGGTTGATTGGTTTAGATCATCAGGGTCAGTAATAAGAGCCATTATAGTATAGTCTCCGCGCCGATTATATCGCCGTTTTCATCTTTTATTAAACGCCTTGGGGCTACCATCTGCGCTTGGATTGTCTGTAAAAGCTCCGCTAGCATTGCACTCTCGTTTCCATTAGAAACGTTTTCGTCGCCTGAGTTTTGAGCGCTAAGCTTAGCCATCTCAATTTTTATTTTTGTTTCAATTTCGGCTAAATCAATTTCACGTTTAGACTGGATTTCCATTTCTTTAAGCTGTGCGTCTGTTAGATCCGATTGGGTTTGATAATTGAGCTTTTGCTCTTCAATCATCATATTGCTTTGCAAACGTTTCTCATCAACCAACACATCAGCTTCCGCTTGTGCGCGTTCTTTATTGGCTTGCACTTGCGCATCCATTTGTTTCATTTGGATTTGCATTTGAAGCTCTTTATCCTTCATCTGCATTTCAGCCTGCATTTTCATTTGTTCAGGCGATGGCTGCTGCGACATTTGCTGCACTTCTGCCATGATTTTTTGCATAGATTGCTCATCTGTTGCAGGGTAATAATCATCAGCGTTGCGAATACCCGCGCTTTCACCAATCTTAGTAAATGTCTTGATGATTTTCGGGAACATCTCAAGCGCTGGACCTTTCAAGCCCATACCTAAGAAACCTTGCATCAATTCACGTTGTGTTAGTGCAACATTGTTTAGCATCGCCATATCGCGGTCACGAGAGCCAGTCCCAAGTCCAACGTTGATTTCCACCTTCATCTCAGGATCAAAGCATGTCGGGTCAATCTCGGTCCAATTACCACGTATTTTAATGGTCTTTGCTCGGTCTTGATGGCGTACTGTGATTTTAAGCGCTTTTTCGAATACTTTCTTCCAGCCTTCAGCCATATTACGGGCGATCAGCTCAATTTTAGAATACGAGCTATCTTTGCCCGCCTGCACCGCTGTTGCTGTTTGGTTTTGCAATGCTTCAGGGTCCAAGGCCATTGTTGAACGTGATACACCTGTGCGCTTTTCAATGACGCTTGATGAATATTCCATAGCCATTAACGCTTTATCACCAATGAAAGGCGTTGTTTGCCAGTTAATCGGTGCGCTGCCCTGCTTTTTTAGAATTGGCTGACCGAATTTAGGCGCGGTCAGAGATTCCGAATTAATTACCGAGCCTTTTTCCACTTCAGGGCGCGGATTATTATGCGCATACATGTTATCAAGCATCTGTCGCCAAAGCGTTGTTTGAATAACCTGGATGTCCATTGTCTCGTCAGAAACGGAATTGCTCTCAAATCTATGTGCAACGGGGTAACATTGAATAGCTGTGAACGGATTATCATCTTCCCAGATTTCCCATTCCAACAATTTACCGCCTGCATAGTTACCGGCATAATAAGCGCGGATCATCTCCGCTACACCATCACCATCAACATCGGTTTTAAGATAGCATTCATATACCTCGATAAGCTGCATTGACTTATCGTTTGTGCTGTCTTGCAAGCCCGTTTGTCGGTCTTGTTCTCGTGCGTGTTCTTCCAAGTGCCAGTCTGGGACCATATCACTTGCAAGCTCTTTAATCTTTTCTTTCTTGAAGCCCATTTCAATCAAGTCAGAGCGTGTCATTTCTCGACGATGATATGTGATGCGGGCTTCATCGATTGTATCGGCTTGCTCGTTAATGCCAAAGTTCTCACGCTCAACAACGTCAAAAACCAAACGGCCCTTAGATTTAATGCGCTTAATCTTAGCGTCGATCAGGCCCGTTTCATCGTCAATGCTTGAGGCAAGTATCTCAACGCTTTTATCTTGCATAATAAGCGTTAGTTGCTCTTCCGTAAGGCCAGAATGAATAGTCGTATCAAACTGCTCGGAATCATCCCAATAAGTTTTGACAATCGCGTCACCATGCAACAAACAATCATCCGTAGCATCCGAAAGAATGCCATAACCGTCATTTTCTTTCATGAACTCGTTATGGTGATAATCGCCCGCTTGTTCCGCGAATTGCTCATAGTCTTGCGTGTTAGCCTCATAGTCACAGAAACGGCCAGAAGCCATGAATGTGCGCATGATAGATGGCTTCATCCAACCAATCGTGTCAGATGTATCTTTTGAGGTTACAGACGAACGGCCCTTTTTAACTGGCACGTATTCGGCCAAGTCACCATGAAAGAAGTTAATAGCCTTTTCACGACGAGAGGCATTTTCGGAATTGTCGTAGTTGATCGCTTGACGCAATTCAGCCGCGATAAGGTTTTTAATCTCATCGTCTGATTTTTGTTTTGCTGTCATTAAACTACCCAATCAGTTTCTTCATATTCGAAATCCAGAACGCCGCCTGGTTCTTCATAGTCCACACAAAGCAATCCAAAGCTATCGGCCCCATGTGAAGACCAATCATGTTCTGGCCCTAAATCAGCACCACGCGCTTCATCAAGTTTTGCATGATACCAGCCCAGAGCCTTGCGCCCTGCTTCCGTTGTGTCTTTATTAAACCAGATCATAGGGAACCGCTTTCGAGACGCTTCAACACGCTTCATTGCAGCACCCTTGCCTTGGTTCGGTATTGTCTTTGTCTCGAAACCAGCCTCTTGTATGTGGTCCGAGAACTTAACCGCTGATACAGCGTCACGCTTTGCGCCATCATGAGGCAAGACACACAAAGCATCTTGATACCCATTGGAACGAAGCCAGTTTAAATAATATCCAAGCGGTTGACCTTGCCCCTCGCAATAATCAAGCACCCTAATTTCACGACCGATGTATTGAGCAATCCAGATTGTCATTGAATCCGAAACGCCGATGTCCCAGACTGCTCTTATCTGCATATGCGGGTCACGAGCAACACGACCAATGCGGCCTTGCCGTTCTGCTTCCCTTAACTGATCGGCGTAATATGCACCCTCGATAACACTGACATAATCGCCTTCCCAGATATGTGAACATTGGTCTGGATCGGTGCGCATACAATCTAAGCGCTCTTGTTCCAATTCTTTTGGAAGCCAAGGGTTATCCGAATAATCAGCCTTAACAACAATTGCATCTGTTGGCGTTTCATCTGATCGAAGCAGCTTATCTACTGGATCTTCTTCGCGTCTAGGGTTCCATGAGAACCAAAGTTCTGAACCTTCAGCACGAATAGTAGGACGCAACAGCTTTAATGATTGCTTTGAAAGCGTCTGGGCTTCTTCAACCCATGCACGGCCAAAACCCTCAAGAGATTTGATACTTTCCGCTGTGTGGTCTTTCATGCCTTGGAAAATGATTAAACCATCACCAGGCGTTTCAATAACCTCTTTGAAGACCTTAAACCCGTCAGCCTCGCCAAGTCCAAACTTAGCAAGCTTATCTTCAATGAGCTTCTTAGCCGATTCCTTCAATGACTTTTGATGTTCACGAATACAAACAGACCTTAAACCGCTATGAAGCATATGGTCTTTAATCAAGTTCTCAGCAAAGAAATGCGACTTGCCAGATCCCCTGCCACCGTGTGCGCCCTTATATCGTGAAGGCTGCAATAATGGCTGGAATACTCTAGCTGTCGGTATCTGTAGCGTTCGGGTCAATGATTGTATGCTCTATCTTTGAGACTTGTACGTTAAGATCAGCTTTGATTTCATTCTTATCAACGAGTAGACCATGAAGTTTAGCCTTGCCCATTGTAGCGCTTGTCATGGCCGCGCCTTGCCCCTCGGCAGTTGCAACCATTCTTGCTTCTTCTAGCTCTTGAGTGAGGCTATCAACGGTTACGGCGTGTCTTTCGCGGTGTTCTTGTTGCAGCTTTCCCACCATAGCGGCAACCTTGGGGTTGCAGAGGACCAAATATGCTTCTTTCCAAATAGTTTCAGGCTTTGCCCCTTCACCTACATCATAAGCAAATCTATAAGCTTCCGAAGCGTTACTACATTCAACATACTTTTGAGCAAATGCCCATTGCTTTGGTGTTAGCTTATCAGCCATGTTCTCTTAACTGCCTTGCATGTTCTTCTAAAATTTCTGCTGTTTCTTCTGGTGTACTTGTATCCATGTATGCGGCTATGACAGCTTCAAGCATTAGATTATTGCGAGCTATCAATACATCATGAACTGTCTCAGTAACTATGCCTTCAAGCTTTTTGTCGCTCATCTAGCTCTCGTGCTTTTTTTGCCTCTTCTATGAGGTCTTGTGCTGATACTGGTTTAGATAATTGGCCAACTGACCCAGATATTAGTTTTGATGGTGCATAAGCATTCTCGCCTGGATATCGCTTCATCTCGTAATATCTCGGTACATACATCATGAAGTTACCCTCTTAGCTGCTTGGGAAAAGCTAAAACGGCTGCCCATGCTTAGAGCAGAGGGGTCAGCGCTATTAGCTACTGGTGGCATGTCAAACCCAAACCGCCACCAGTATATTAACTTTATAGCAAACCCCCATACGGTGAATAAGCTACATCAGATAATGCGTGTTTTATGCTATGTTAAGGGCCGTAGTGTACCATTAAGCTTGAATTGTAATGCCAAGATTAGGTTACTTAAGTCTCACGTCAGGAATCTAAGGTACCTAAGTCTCATGTCAGCATTCGTGACTAATGCCACGTAATGTATACAGAGGTTATACTTAAGTTAAACTGAAGTAATGATATCATAAGTTATAATTATTATGTTATTGACTTCAGTGGTACTTAAGTATTACTTATGTTTAACTTAAGTAGTAATATTATATGATATATTATGTTATAAGACTTCAGTTGAACTTAAGTATTACATATGTTATACATATAGAATCACTAAAAAACAGCAAAAGTCAACATGGGAAGTAAATTTATTTTCATAATGCGACACTTTTACACACCTGTGTGTCTTTTGTGCAACAGTTTACCCGTGTATTACTCGTGAGGAGGGGCATTTGTAGCCAAAGTTTTCTGAGATATTTTTAAGGTGCAATGTACAAGAAGAAGCAACCCCTTGGCCCCCCTTGGTCCCCCCTGAAAACTAATGAACAACACATTTATTCCTAGTGATTGGCATTTATTCCTAGGTTAACCACTGAATAGGAATGTATTCTTGTGCTAATGGGGTAGGTTGTTACGGATGTGAAACAATTGTAGCAGCGGCAACACAAACATTAACCCATGACACACATGCAACCATTTGGTATCATTTAACAATAAGCACATGAAGCCCTAGTTATACATTGTAATATATATATCACACAAATATAATAGTTATCTATCTATAGGTAGACACTGGATAACATATGCTAATAATCATATGTCTCACATAAATAATCTAATGTTATCAGTAGTTTATCATTTTATTTGGCATTATCTTAAAAAAGTTATTGACTTATGATTACCGATGTTTACTATGGCTATCAACAACAGACAAACAAAGGAATAAACAAATGAAATACAATGGCATTCAAATTGCAGAGCTTGGCTATAATATCTTTGATAAAAAGGGTGACTATGTAAATGGTGACATTATAACAGTCCACCACCACCACAATTCAATTTTTAGTGCACTAGATTGCATGGAATTAGTGAGTAATACAGTTAGTTTATT